GATTTTGCGAGACCCCTCCCCCGGTCTCTAAGGATCTCCCGAATCTTTAGAAATGAATTCTCACATCTCCAAGAATCGAAAAGAGAATCAATGAAGCCGAAGCCGACCTCACAAGCAAACCATGTTAACAGTCTGCAAGTGAGGAGGACTTCGGTTAGCTTCATCGTCGAACACTATTCAGTTATAGTTGAAGGCAAAGCTGTGTTAGGATCTCTGACCTTCACATACAGACCAAGAATGTTCTCTCGGACGATCTCATCAATCGCCTGTTCGAGAGCAAGACTCTGATCTGCTTCACTAAGTTCATCAGAAGTTCGCACCACTCGTGCTAGGTAGGCGGCCGTGTTGTAACCGGCGGCTTGATCCCAGGAGTGCCATTGATCGAACTCAGTGAAAGGATTGTACGGATTGTCGCTTGTTGTGAGCATGTGTTCTGTCATGTCCTCATCCCTCACTCAAACTATCCTTGAGCGTGGACAAGGACACACCAAGAGCATCGGCTACTTCAGCCTGGGTGTAGCCAGCACGAAGCAGTGTCAAAGCTCTGTTCTTCTTTGCACTCGACATGAGTAGATCAGGCTTAGGTGTGGCCAGCTTCTTGACTTGGTCCAGGTCCGCATTACTGAGAATCTGGTTCAGTTTGTTGTTGCTGATAGCACCAGCCTGAATGGCTGCCCACTCTTGAGGGGAGATCTCGATACGCTCTTTCTTTGCGCCTGTTCTTACACGTGCCGCTTCCAAAGCCTGTGCTCTCAGCTTCTTCTTCTCAGAAGGTTCCATCTCGGGGTTAGCCTGAAGCTTCTGGCGGTATACGGCGTTTGCTAGAACCTGGGCCTGTCTCTCAAGGGGTGCATTCCTGAGAGCCAGATTCAGCTTGGCGTTTAGAGCGTCTACTTCATTTGCGTAGACTACCTTTGCTGTAGGCGAGTATGCGAGAGGCGGGGTGTCGAATGCTTCCTTCCTGGCTTGGTTAGCCAAGGACTTGAGTCTGTTCGAGTGATCTGCATAGATCTTCTCTACTGGTGTCCCAGAAGAAAGCGTATGCGCATCATCTGTCTCAGCAAGCTTTGTGGACTGCTGAGTTCTGACGTGAGTCCTACCATTTGCGTCAACCCACGTGCTACCAGTTTCCTCGAACATCTTTCTACCAGTAGCCCTATCGATAGGACCACCGGCAGCAGCGGATCGAGGCTTCCTTTCAGGAACATCTTTTCTGGAAGTGGCACGAGAGATCAGTGTGGATGCACCTTTGTTCTTCCCACCCTGATACTTGGCTTTCAAAGCAGCAATACCATTGTCGATGGCTGACTGCTTGTAGTTCAGGCCGTGCTTCTCTGCGTCGATAACTACCATGGAATGCCGAACTGCTTGAGCGAGCTCTTTTTGTGAGGCACCACGAATAGTCATGTCTGTGATGAGATTTGACACGTCGCCCATTTCGAAGGCCTTTGTGCGAGGGGTCATACGAGTCATACCCTCATAGCCAGGGTAAGCACGCTGAGGATCAAACCCCTTAAGTCCTTCGAGTGCCGGTGCTGTCTTGATCTTGCCTTGGTTGTTCGGGATTACCAGAACAGTGTCGCCATCGAAGTCTGCCCCTGAGAGTCTCTCAGCAACCTTACTGTGAATGCCGATTGCATCCGGAGCATTACCCAAAAGCTTTCTCGCTTCGGGATGGCGATTGTTCACCGTGAGTTCTGGAATCTCGAAGATACCTCCATGAGGGTATCGAATCAGAACTACCCGTTCACCATTACGGTAGTTGGGTGCGTAGACTTCTGTTTCCTTTATGGAGTTCACAGGAAGAATAACATGTGAACCCTGTCGAGGAAGAGCAGCAGCCTTGAGGTGAATGGCTGAGGAGTCTGCATCGTCTGCGTAGGACTCCAGAAGACGCTTCTTGACCGCAGGATTGGTGAGAGCCATGATGTCATCAAGCTCTTCCTTCTTGCGCTCATACGTAGCATCCAACTGCTTCTTGGCTAGAGCAGGACTCTGCTTCGAAAGCATCTGAGAGGACAGACTCTTGGACCAGTCGCTCCAACGACCTTCCTCATTGACGATGTTCATCGCAGAGGAAAGGGTCTTCTTTCCGCCCGGACCGATCTCATAGATCTGACGAGAGATGTTGGCGCCAAACGGATTGTCAGGGTCTTCCTTCAATGGCTTCATGGCGTCGAGCTTGTTTCCCGTGCTCTTCTTGTTCGTGTTGAACACGAGATCCACGCCAGCCGGGAGATCGTCCCGGTACATAGCCATACCCTTAAGGTAGTGCGTGCCATCAACAGCGACACGAACTTGAGCATAGCGAGAACCGCCAAGCGACACACTCTTGACGCCGGGACGAACATAGATCACACCGTCTGCGTCGGTTCCACCTTGATCGGCATAGCGAATACCCACTCGCTTGGAACTCACTGAGATAGGGGGTTGAATTCCGAGATAGGTTCGCCCACCATCATCCGAGAACGAAGCGATCTGCTGGATCTTGTCGCGGTTCCGGAAAACTTCGCTGTAGGTGGTGTCTGGTGCAGCAAGAACCTTTATGGTTGTCTGCTGTCCAGTGCCGAGCTGTTCCACCTTGACATAGTGTATGGTGTAGCCCTCTTCTTTGAGACGAGCTACAGCAGTGCCCAGCTTTTCCTTGCTGATGCCAAGATGGTGTTCTACGCCAGAACCGACGTCGATGTAACTCTTCTTGTCGACTTGATCCTTGAGCATGTTGGATGTCGACTCTAGGACATCGAGCTTGTCCTTCTGCCCAGGAGCGAGAAGTGCACGAACTGAGGACTCATTGAGTCCCATTCTCTCGCCGATAGCCACATTGGAATAGCCCTTGTCCTTGAGACGCTGGGCCATAGCCATGTCGGCCTGTTTCTTCGCATTTCTCGCCATCGTGTTGGTGTCACGAAGCTGCGAAGTTGTCATACCGAAGCCACGAGCGATTTCGGTGTCGCTAAGACCTTCATCACGAAGATCTTTGACCATTCCGAGGAAGGTCTGCGAGCGCTCGGCCTGAGTGTCACCGGAACCCCATGGGTAGCGGCCAGACTTTCTCAGAATTCCATAGTGCTCGAGGTATTCGTCCTCTTCCAGGATCATGCATCCACCTCCGCTCTGATTTCCTCGATACGCTTGTCGAACATCACGATCTTAGACATGATGTGTGTGATCTCATCTGGATCGTGATCGTATACTCGAACCTCGTTACTCTGGTAGATCCGAAGTTCGCTCTCGATCTCCATCGGTTTGACTTCGTACTCGAGACAGAACAAGGCGGCATAGACCTTGAGCTGACGTTCGCTTGTCGCTGTGACACCCGTCTTCAGATCATGAATCCGAAGCATGCCGCGACGAAAGCCTATGGTGTCGGGAGTTCCGTAGCAGTTGTACGAGTAGAACAACGTTTGCTCCGGTGTCATCCGATAGCCAATAGCATCATTCACATACATGTTCAGCGTGTTCTGAGTGTCAGGGAGTTTAACCCCAAGACGAATGCAGTCTCTGGCGAGAGCATGGAGCTCCGTACCTCTCTGAGCCGCCATAGCAGACGTGAAACGGGCTTCGAGCTTCTCGTCATCATAGTTTACCCAGGAACTGTTACTAGCGCTCAGAAAGGCGTGTGTGCCTTCCAGATGCAAATGCTTGTTGAAGAGCATAGAGGATTGCCTCTTCGTTAGAAGGGTAGATGAACGCGGCGAACGACATCTCATTCAACAACTCGACATAGTAGTCTTGGTTGGGCGAATGAGCCGAACGCGCGTTAGCCTTTACCTCCAGGAAGGCCCATCGGTCCTCGAAAAAAACGACGAGATCCGGAATCCCCTGAATGTAGGTTGGATCGTTCTTCAGGATCACACAGTTGGGGAACAGTGACCGAAGCTTTCGAATGAGCTGTGCTTGGTACTGACTTTCCCGCATGTGCCAGTCTCCTGTCGAGGCTAAAAACAAAAGGCGTACTCTACTCCTTCTATCATAAGCCATGTTTTTAGCGCGAACGAGTATCTGTTTTTGATCTAGGGCCCTTGAGGGCTATTCTCTTTTGAATTTCTATTGTTTGAATTCAATTTTGGAATTCTTTTATTTAAATTAAATTGTTTTTCTTTTCAGCGGAGAATTCTAAATCGCTGAAATGTTGGCCAGACATAAATATTATGCCGCATGGCAATTAGAATTTCGGCATCGAGCAATCCGAATTTCGTTGCGGCGTCCCAAGAAGAATTAAATTCTTGATGGGAATCTATGTCTTCTATTCGTCTTCGACAGGATATTCGTCCTGACTTGAATTGACGAAAGTACTTTACGGCAAACCATCTAGGTCGCCATCGGAGATTCTCCACCGTGTTGTTGCTCCGGTCACCATCCAGATTGATGGGGGAGACGAACGAGGGTTGAGGCTTATCCTCGAGGAAGGCCTCAGCCACCAAGATCGAAACGGATCTCTTGTACTGGATGTGGTCTCGCATCAGACTGACACTAACGACACCACACTGGTTGACCAACAAACTCAAAATCCGTTCCGTCTTCTCGTTCCGAACTTGACCGTCGTCACTGACTGAGTACCCCGGGAACGACTCTATTAGTCGCCACTCGCTCATGCGCGATCTTCACTTTCTGGTCTTACTGGACCTCTCTGATACATCCGGACATTTTAATTCCGGCATTTATAAGCGTTTCGCAGCGGGGCTGGCATTTCGGACACCGACTTGTCAAAAATGAAGAGAATCTCGAAAAACTTTTTTATTTTTGCAATCCCAATATCTGTTTTTGGGTTTACATTATTTTTAAAAGTTTTAGAGATTTTAATTCAAAAATGACAAGTGAAAAAGGGCCAACGCTCTGACCTGCGACTTTACTTTACCGAAATCCGGACATTACCTACTATTGTTGGTTGCCATTTTTGTTGTCAAATCTGAAAATCTTGCCACTTTTTTGACAAGGCAAGATCATCTTTGACTTCGATTCGTCCCTTTGGTCTTCTAAATCCAGGATTTTCTAAGACCATTAGCAACGAACTATCCAAAAGCCTCAAACCGTGCTTCATTGAAACTACGCTTTTCGGACAGCGCCTTCATCACGATTCGATCGATGACAGATTTGGCAAGTAGCACGTAGTAATGCAGGTCCGAATAGGGTGTGTTTAGCCTATCGATCCTGCCATGTGCCTGATGCCATTGTTTGTACGAATACGTGAGCGAGTAAAACACCATCGCATCCGTCGTCGTGCAGTTCCAACCTTCCGATCCGGCGGTGTACTGAACCAGATATACCCACCTTTCTGTGTCCGGAATGTCTTCGTGTTTATGACCGTTCCACTCTGCTACCGGAACCTCTGCCGACAGCGTCCGTAGCCTTTCTAGTTCGTAGTCGAAGTTGTAGAACACGATCAGCCGCGGGTGCTTTTTCATCAAGTCCCGCACTGCCTGCAGACGCGATGGATTACCGTTCACGATCTTCCGCATACACGAGAAGAGCTCTGCCACGTTCCGTACCGGACGGTCTTCGAACGGGTTCCAGCGATCCTTGAGAAGCTTGTCGAATTTCTCTTTATCGTATTCGACAATAACTTCAATTGTATTTCTCGTGGTCTGCTTTTTGTACGGCATATGAATTAGAATTGAATTCCTTAGCCGCACCAATTTCCCGGTGTTAATATACCTATCAACTTTCGGGAATTGACTATAGGGATTATAAACCACGTGCTCGCGTTTGAATTCTGTTCTATTCTTGTAGAATCCATTCGCGATAAACACTGGAATATAATCCAGCCAGTTATCTCCGGGGGTGGCACTCAGCAGAATCCAGCGATTGTTCTTCTCCGGTTTCGTGATGTGGATGAAGGCCTTCGCCCACGCCCCACTGCCTACAAGCCTCTGTTCGTCGAAGATGAAGAAAGCACCGCGGACGTTCTTGTACTTCGCGATGTTGTTCCACGAGTCCACATGCAATACACCGGCCACAGTGGCGTCACGTGACTTGTAGACGCCGTACTGAACGAACTCCTTCTCCCAGTCCAGGGAGTCTCGTTTCTTGGCTGTGGTGATCACGTAGACGTCTCGCGGTGCTTCCTTCTCCATGTAGTAAGTCGCGGCTGTGATCGACTTACCTGTTCCCACACCACCCCAGAGAATGGCGCCGTTGTGAAGCTTGTCGACAGCAGTCCTCTGGTGGGGGTAGAGAACGACCATGTGTTACTCCTCGTGTACTTCCCACAGCGGTACGACCGCCATGGTCTGAGTGGGGGTTTCGTTTTCGGTCTCGTCTTCTTCGATCCGCGCAAAGACCACTGTTGCACTGTCTTCGGCATACGGAAGGTTTATCGAAGAGGAGTCGTACGTGGTTGTCTTGACGATCATGGAGTTGTAGCCGCGTTCAGCGGCAAGCTTGTTGAATATGGGGGTGTCGTCATCCTGCGGCGACGGTCTGGACATCTTCGCTCCTTTGCGAATCTATCTTAAGCTCCAATGTAAGTCAGAGCAGAAATTATCGGACCAGATTCTCCCATCAAAACTCTGAATCCTTCGTTGCTTTTCGTAGTATTCTCGAGCAACCAATCTTCAACTTCCTCTGGTGTTCCTTCGAATACCACGAACTGATCAAGATCGAGTACGAAGTACATGCTTAGCTCTCGCCACGATAGTTAGATAAAAAGCAAAACCCATGGAGAGGAGGCGGAGCAAGGACCCGTCACAATCCCTACCCCGCCTCCAGCACCATCCCCGACCCTAGTCGAACAGAAGTTCTCCGATCATGTCGTACTGCTCGTCTCTCGAGAGGGAGTTCCAGAACTCAGTGAATTCCGCCAGTGAAACACCCCGCGAGTCCTCGCTGAAGTACCTGGCCAGCATCCTCTTCTCGTCTTCGCTGATACCCACGATCGGCATATTCCCCACTCCTGTCAGACACCGAGCCTGTAGTTCTCCTGAGTCTCTGAGGACAAAGACGCCCACCAGAGAGCGAAAGCCTGTGGTCCACCCCGGTCAAACTTCTCGTACAGCCTCGACAAGGCAGTCGAAGACTGAATCTCGATCAGAAGGTCTTCGTTCGTAACGAGACCCGTAAATAAGCTCTTGTGCATGTCACCTCCTAGGGCATCTTCTGGAACAATTCCATGATCTTCTCTGCATACTGGTTCGCTGTACCAGCCGTACCGCTGACGTCTCGCTTCTGCACCGCAAGGCCATACTCGATCATGGCTAGCTTCACCAGTCTGACGACTTGCGAAAGCTTCTCGTCGTCACTTTGCTCAGTGGGCATGAACGCATGGAAGAACACACCCTCATCGTAAGGACGAAAAGCCTTTTGCTTGGGGCTATAGACCACCCAGTTTCCCGGAAAAGCCATCAACTCCGAACGCTCGTAGGAAAGTCCTGGACGTCTCATGGAGATGTAAAGCTGATCCTTGCCATCCAGAGTTTTCGCGATCGTCCCTCCGCACCACAAGGCAACGGCGTGTATGTTCTCTTCGGTCAGCTTGATAGCCTCAACCGTGAAGGTCTTACGGGTGAAAGTGTGAAGCTCTATGCCCATGGCTATTGTTGGCCCTTTCGGCGTTTGCCATAGCGTTTCATCAAACGGCTGCCTTTCCCGATATGTAACCCTGGGGGAAGGTCCATCAGTCTCGCCTCGCGGTACTTCTTGAATTCGTCACGGAGTAACTTCATCGTCTGTTCCGGATCTTGCTTCGGCTCAGGCTTTTTCCGTAACGCCTTCTTCTCGTCCCAGATTTGCAGGGAGACATCTATCCCTACAATGCAAGCAACGAGGACTAGCCAAGATCCAAAGATCCAGACGACTAACACAATTACTCCTCGGGTTTATCAGACTCCTTCAAGTCTATGTCGTTAGCGATGTAGACGGCGGCGACGCCGATAACCACACCCGTAAATGCGATCACGACGTCGAACGCCATCTGTCCAACTGTCACTCGTCGTCCTCTGAGTAATCTCGGTGTGGGGCCTGTCCTGCGTCAGGAACATCCGCGTACTTCAGTTCGAGCTCGTCCTCACGGATGTTGAAGTATCCACTCTTGAGATAGGCCTTTCGGCCCGTCTTTCCGCTGACTTCCCAGTCGTACGGTCGGAGGATTAGATCCACCTGGTCGAACTCCGCGTAGTCCAGGAGCTCACACGAGTCCGCATCCAGCATGGTGCGTCCACGAGAGGTGATCATCGCCAGACGAGGCGGACGACCCTTGAAGCTGACGGTCACCTGAAGGTGAATCAGCTCGTCATCGCCATCCTCCCGCGGAGGCCTGCGCTTGACGTTCCAGCCATCAGCCTCCATCTGCTTCGCTGTGTCCTCGTCGAGTACGACTGAGAAGTTCCGTCGTCCCGCAGGATTGAAGGTCTTCTCCGCTCCAGCGAAATTACGGAAGATGATCCGTGCGTTCTCCAGAAGGACGGTGCCCTCCTGCTTGCCAGCCACCATGAACTTTCTTCTCCTTGTTCAGTATCTCGATGAGCTTCTGATCGAGCGGCCGTCTTCGACGTCTTACCAAGCGACGTATTCGAGCCACCATCTTTCTACACCTCGTCCGTGTTTACGACACCTTCCTTGAACTCGAAGATGTCGATAACTGTCTTCTGTTTGTCAGCGTTGTACGAGACGAGGTAACAACGCTTCTCGTCCAAATCCGGGATGTGTACGAACGCCATCCAGTCCTTGAAGATCTGTGCGTACCACAGTATCTCGATCTTGTCTAACGTGACCCAGCCTTCTGGGGAAAGGCAGTAGTCCATGTTGGCGTAGTGTCGGACAAGGCTCTTGGCTCTACGAATGTGGTTCTGCTCGTCGTCCATAGTCTCACTCCCCGGAGTGGACGAGAGAAAGGGGCGGCAGGTGGCGCTAAGGTAATCCGGTTCGCCGTTGGATATGGTCCCGAGCCTGCTCTTACAGCGGATTCTGCCCCATACGGATCAGTTTTCGTCTGGTCTGGTTAGAAGATCGAGGTAGTGCCAATACGCTTCCTCGGACTTCTTACGCCAGTACTGAGGAATCTCTAGATTGTCTTTCCTCACTTCGTGGAACTTCATACGACGTATCAGTTCCACCTCTTCGCGAGTAGTCATTAGATACTCCTCAGTCAGGAACGATGGCGTTCTCGACCTTCTGGTAGATGTCCACGTAGGTAATCTTCTTGTTACCGTCGTGGGTGACCTCGTAGTACATCTCTTCGCGAAGCGTAGTGATCATCATGACCTTCCAATTCTGCAAGGTCTTGGTGAACCACACCACGAAGATCTCATACGTGGTTTCCTCGGCGCCGTTCTCGTATTCATCGAGATAGCACATGAGTGTCTCCTTGGCCTTTGCCACGAAGTCTCGCTTCTCGATCGGTGCGCCGTTAGCCATCTTTTCCCTTCGGGCTGTGCGAGTATCAACGATTGAAGCCAAATAAGCTGTGGCTTCCGTCTTGCAGATCGTGCACATGGCCATTCCGCCACATCGAGCGATACTGACAGGACGGTCGTCCCTGAGCGCCACTGTGCCGGGTATGTGATGGCCGTGTCTCGTGTACGCCATTCCCCTTCCTTCACTCCCACCAGAAAATGATGGGGCCGATAGCGAATCCCTTGGAGAATGTCCTGAGCTTCGGGAGACTCCAGCTGTGCCGCCAGTACCATCGCTGGCCACATTCCTGATGGATGTGTATCAATACCTCTCCTAGTCCTTCACGATGACAACGATGAAGGCTCCGTCACTGAGCGGCTTGAGTTCGTACCGCATCCCGTCCTTCAAGGCAGGAAGCAGCACGTAGGGTTCACTTGTCAGCGACATGGCTTCCTGATGCTGAGCTGAAGGCTCATTTCGCTCGAACAGATTACTCACACTCTTCGTCCTTACGGTCTACGAACTCGTTGAAGTCACCGAACTTCTCGATGGTCTTCACTGCCTCGTTCGCCAGCCGAGTGAAGTACCCCATGTCAATGGAATACATCTTCGGATGAACATCCAGATCGAAGAACGGGACATCGAAGTCGTTCCTCTTCCTGATCATCTCGGCTTCGAGCCAGTAGAAGTCCTTCGTCCCACCGACGGAATATGTCTTTCCGTCCTTGACACGAAGCAGTTTACCGCCACTGGCTTCCTTGAAGACCGGAACGAACAGACCGGTACGACCGACGTGATGCATCCCGTCAAGACGCTCAGCAGGCGTCGCCTTCTCCTCATCGAAGTCAAGGTACATCGCGCTCGGAGCCGTTACCGACTTCGCCTCACACAAGTCCTCGAACTGAACTGGCTGTCCACTGAAGAGTGTCTTGTAGACGTAGGGATGCTGGAACTGAGCACCGACAGGCGACCAGCACTGTCCCTTGTACGGACCATTCTTGATCGGTGTTTGTGTCTTGGCGATGTACACGGCATCGTTCACGAGACAGAACTTGTCGTACGTAGCCTCATGCTCGAAGTCGTAGCCGTACTTCTTCCCGAACTCGGTGACGAACTGAATGATCTCATCTGTAGCATTCGGGATCTTGATCGAGTCCGTCTTGATGTGAACGACCTGAAAGCCTTGTTCCTGAACGGCGTGCTTCAGATCGATCATGAACAGAGCACCGCGCTTGGCGACGATGTTGTCCTTGTTACGGATGTCCCGGAAAGGATTGTCGAACTTCGCTGACGTCAGACCATAGACGATGTTGATCACGATCTTCAGTGCGTACGAAAGTTCTTCAGCCTTCGCGATGTCATAGACTCCTTCCCGGTCCACAAGGTAGGGAGCCAGCTTTCCGCCGAGCATCGTACTCGCCGCATCGTAGTCCTTGTGCTTGATAGCGATGCGAGTATCCACCAGATCCTTGAAGTTTCCGGTGTATTCACCGAACAGATCCAGCTGGATGATCGAAGTGGGATGCATGGAAGCGACGTCCAAAACCGCCACATTCTCATACATACCGGGCTCGGCATAGACGTATCCACCCTCACCTACCAGCTCATCACGGTACGTGCTCTTCCCCATGTCATAGACATACCCGGGGAATTCCTTGCTGAGATCGGTGTAGATGAAACTACGTTGCGGGGCAGGGTCGTTGCCGAAGATGATCCTTGCAGTGTGCTTCTGAGTCGTGGCATTGACCGGGAGACCACTCAGATCGGCCAGAATCTGGCGAGCGATGAAGTCCTGTCGCCTGGCCTCGAACACCTTCTCAGTGGATTCCACGTCATTGACGCAGTACTCCATCACCTTGTCCCACTTGTCCTCTGGAACATCCTCGTCCCAGGGGATATCCATTTCGACGTGCGGAAGACCAAGCTCGATCTGGAACTTCTTGAGTCCCTGCTTCTTAGAACTGAAGTCGTAGATGTCCGCGTACGAAAGGTTGTAGGCCTCACCGAACAGAGCATTCGGCGAATTATTGATGATCTTCTGAGAAAGCTTGTAGAGCTCCTCGTTCGAGTAACCCATGTAGCGTGCGTACAGGATGTGGTTGTCGTACCGGCGGTTGTTGAAACCCACCAGCTTGAACTGGAACAGGCCTTCGACCTGCTGAGCCGTAGGATTGAGCATCCGGACAGTTGTCGGAGCTCCCTCGTACTTCCAGCAGACGATGAAGAGATTCGGATAGACCTCCACATCGTAGAAGACCACACGGTCGTCCTTCGGCTTTTCAGGCTCCTTGATCTCTTCTCCATCAGATCGGAACTGCATCTTCTGAACGGTCTTGAGACACGTCAGAGCCTGGTTGGTGCTGTTGTTGGCGAACGCCATGATCCGAGGACGAAGGTCCGTCACGTCATACTGCATGCCGGACTTGTAGGCGTCATCGAGAATCTTCTGGATGAAGTCGATCGAGGGCTTGGTGCCTGGATGGATCTCCTTCCTGAGATTCCTGAGAATAAGGTCACGAAGACCCTTCTCGCTCTTGAGGGTGGTTTCGTGGAGCATCTGCTGCTTCTTCTCCTTGAACGGCAGACCACTGCTGATAGTCGCCACGGGGATGTTGTTGCATTTCGTCAGCTTACGACGAAGTGAGGCGTCACCAAGTAGGGTCTTCACCTCAACCCCTGGCGAATATTCCTGAGCTAGCTCCTTGACGTCGCCCTCGTAGTTGTAGTGGAGATGTACACCAGAACCACTCTTGCTGACTTCAGCGTACGTGGGAGGCCAATGGCTAGCCTCCACCAGATTTCGCTTGAGCGATTTCTCACCGTTCTCGTCCTTGAGATCGAAGTCGATGACAATGTGGTTTTCAGGGACCTTGACGAAGTGAATACTGGAAGTCTTGATGTCCTTCAGTGTCGTCTTACAGGTGGCCCAACTCTTATTGGGAATCTCCTTCCCATCGTCGTTGAGCTTGTATCCCTGAGCCGGAGAATCCGCGTAAGTCTCATCGAAAATGGATTCTGTTTCATCCATGATCAACGTGTAACTTGGCGGGGTTGTTTTGGGGATTACCGGCGTCTTGAACGGCTGAGCCGAGAACCCCGTGTAGTAGCTGCGGATCGGAGATCCATTGATCATGACCCGATCAGTGAAGTTGTCGAAGTAATTCTTCAACTCTTCACGGAATCGATGCTGAGGGAGTTTGTACTCCAGCTCGGCGTCTTTGACGTACTCTTTCCACAAGGCATATGCCTGACGCAGACTGATACCGTCCTGCTCCTTCAAGACATCGTAATACGCCTCGATGAAGTTGAAGAACACATCCGTCTGCAGCATCATATCCAGCGGACGATAACCGTTGTAGTGGTTCCTACCCATGGAACGGTAGACGTCCAGACAATGTTGAGCAATTGCACCGAGCTCGAAATCGATCCGGGACATCAGTGCGGAATATGCGTCAGGTTCAAACGTGTTACCCGTGGGCTTCACGTCGATGAGACGACGGATGAGTCCGGACTTGGCATCCGTGATCTTCACAGGCTTGTTGGTACCCATGAAGAGGAACGCATTGATCCGGGACGTGTAACCGGGCTTGTACTTCTCATTGATCAGCATCTCGTCGTGACCAACGATCGAATTCAGCATGCTGTTGTCCTCGATCTTGGACAGGTCACCGTCATGCTGAATCGCCACGAGAGGGTTGTTCTTGAACGTTTCGGTGGCGAACGAGTTACTACGACCTACGAGAGCCTTGGCCTCGAACATCGTGTAGTAGCCGGAAAACAGCTTCTGGATGATCTTCATGATCGTGGACTTACCGGTTCCACCAGGGCCGTAGAAGACCAGAAACTTCTCGATCTTCTTCGAGTCACCAGACATGATGGAACCGATAGCCCATTCAATCTTGGCTCGCTCCTCAGGGTCATAGAGGTAGCCAACCAGTTCATCCCAAGCGCTGTGGTCTCCGGGAGCGAGTGCGTATGGAAGCCGTCGGCTGACGTAGTCCGACTTCTTGACTTCCGTGTTCGAGAACGCCAGCTTCATGTCAAGCTGAGTGGAGTTGTCACTGACGTTCTTCATGAACTTTCGGAACTGACTCCAACCATTAGTGCCGAAGGAGCGTAGGAATTTCGCAGTGCACTTGATTCCGTCGGCTTCGAGGCCTTTCACGTACTCTTTGATCGCCTCGTCCACAAGACGTTGTACGTCATACTCGTCCGTGGACCAGAGTCCCTTCTCCGGGTCCCATATCGCGTAAAACATTCCTCCTCGGACCATGAGGTCCTTAGATCTACCGACAGTGAAATCCGGTCGTACTTCGAGAACTCCGCCTCGGGTTTCCTTGGTGCTGATCTGAAAGAAATCCATCTACCCTCCTTCCACACTTAGTTAAGCTCGAGCACGTACGCACTCAGCTGGTACCAGAGCTCAACATTTCGTTGATCCTTACATCTCCTCTTTAGGGGGAAGAATCCCCCGTGGCCGTTCCGATCATAGGTTCTCCAGATGACCCGATCCAGAATGTTGTCGATGCGATCAGAGGTGAATCGCCGACTGTCTGTGTACCTCTCCAGATCGAGGTTGATGATCAACTGCCAGAACCAGTAGTGGGGCTCACCGTCAGCTTCGAACGAAAGCCTTCGAGAAAGCCCCACCATGAGCTCGAGGACGGAGCAACCAAGTTCCATCCAGTTGCGGTCTACGCTGTCAATTCCCTGGGCGTCCAGGAATTCACGACGCAGTTGTTTCGCGTCCTCGATTCGATTGTCATCGTTCGGAATCAGCCAGAAGAACTCTGTTGTGTAGAGCTGTCTCAACAGCTTCCAGTAAGTCCGACTCGAATCCTGATCGTCAGGATCAGCTACTTGACTGTAGAGCCATATGAGAAACAGCTCGTCAAGCGGCTGCTCACTCACGAGTTACCCCGTTTCTCCGAGGACTTCCTTCGAGTAAGAGCCGTCACTCTTGACGATTTCGAAGTCCATCTCCAGAGCTTCGCATCGGATGTAGACGACGTTGGGGTCGTCCGACTGCTCTCCGAACTTATTGAGGTTCTCTCGTCCGACGGTGAAGTCGACATCCTTCTCTTCGACGACACGATCCGACTGGTTGACGAGAACGCCGTCGCCCGCGTACCACGTCATGGTGTACTGCTCGTACTCCGTGTCCGAGTTGAAGAAGAGCTCCCGAGTGATGACGTAAGGGGGCTCAAGGTACTTGTTACTTTCCATCTTGTCCTTCCCGTCGCTTACTTGCTCATCGGTGATGAACGGGACAGGCTTCAGACGGACGTTGCCGCCTGTCTGGTACGTCGTGAGAGCACTCGCCGCAGCCTGGACTTCCGGGCTGACAGCGAACTCGTTGGCGGTAGGAGTTTCCTCCGGCTTCTTGTTCTGGTACGCGTTCTCGTAGAACGCCTTGGCCTCCTCGACCTCTGCGTTCATCAAGTCGAGGTAGCGGTTTTCGAGGGTCTTCTTGGCGACGAGATACCCGGCACCGAAACCGACGACCAGGAAGAGAAGGTTCTTGGCGTCCATGTTCTGTACCTCTCAGATCTTGTCGTAGATGACGCCGTCGACGTTGAAATCGAGCAGAACGCTTCGCTCGTTCCCATTGACGAAGAGATCACCCATGTAGGCGTCGTTGCGGAACACACCGAAGTCGATGTAGTCGTCGCCGTTTCCACGAACCCATCCGACCACGGCGCCCTCCTTCGACCGCTCGAGACCGAGCATGTCGTAAACCTCGTTCAGGAAGACGTGTCCACGAGCCTTGAGCTTGTCGTTCGCGTAGTTCTGCTGGGACTGCAAAAACATCTGGTTGTAGCCAGGGTCCTTCGACCAGTTCTTGCTGTACTCGTCGAAGAAGCGGGCGTAGATCGATCCGCCCTTCTTGAGCCCTTCCTGGTCGATACCTCGGATGGTCTTGACCGCGACGCCCTCATCGGTGTCCACGGCGATCTCTCGCTCAGCAACACCGAAGCGGAACTCACGGTCCTTCTCCTGACCGTACTCGCTGACGACGCGTCCCCGGTACTCCCGGAAACCCTTGTCGAGGACGGCGTAAGCCGCAGTGATGGCCGCATTCCTGCGGGAGAGGATCATGTGCGATCCGGACAGGCATCCGATGGAGAGGACACCCACACCCACAGCAGGAGCGTAGAGCTTGCCGAGAGCAACAGCCGCACGAGTACGAACCAGAAGCTGATCCCGCTTCTTGGCCTCCTCCGTGTACTCGCCATCGGTCTTGTCGGAGAGCTCTTCCGCCTCCTTGATCTTCTTGTTGTTCTCCTCGGCCTCCTTCAGAACCTCGTCCACCTTGAGAGTGGCACGGGTCGCGAGAACCACCGTGGTGGCGAAGCCGACAACTCCGGCGCTGAACAGAAGGGCAGGAGAGTTCTTCCGAGTGGTGAGGAGCTGACGCCCCACCTTACTGGTGACCCGATTGGAGATATCCTTGATGCTCACTTGTCAGACTCCTTTGACAGCTTGTAGCTGTATTCGTTAAGACGCCCCGCGGCGACGTTCATGACTTCGACGATCGCTTTCCGCGCCTTTGACGGAATGGGGATATCCAGCCTTCGAAGTGTCTTGGACCGCCCGATACATACACCGACGGCTACACCAACAAGGAACTTCACTCGAATCTCCCAGATCGTTCTTGTTTTCTTACAGTTCTTCGGTTCGCGGAAGGTTCAGAACGTATCCCTCGCGAATCCTGGAAACGCTGGCGTTCTCGAGGCTGGTCCAACCCCACTTCTCGTCAACATGCGTGTTTCGCTCACCAAGCAGTTCCTTCAGCTCAGCGACAGACACCATGTTGTATCGCTCTATGAGATCGAACATCGTCTCAAGAACTTCTTCGGCTTCGGCCCTGGTGCCGATGACAATGTCGCCGAAGTCATGCAGTCGTCCACGTCGGGAGGCGATACTCCTCGGCTCGTTGACCACCACTGAGGGCTTGGAGTAGCGGCTGTAGTTTGTGTGATTGCTCGGAACACCAGGGCGATGCCCCGTCCGTCGGCTGACCGATCTCGTTTCTCCGAAGATCTTTCGTTCTATGCCCTGGGTCACGGCATCGGCGATCATGTCCTTGAGGGCGGGAATCAGAACCTCCGCCACCACGTATGAACCGACGCCCTTGCTGTCCTCGCCGAAGAACATCTCAAGGAATCGAGCACCGAGAGTCTTCTTCCTCCGAGTAACAGGCCCCTTGACGACCGTCAGAATCTTCTTGGGCTCTTCCTTTTCGGCGCCCTTGTTGTCGCTTGCTCTCGCCTCTTGGCTGTTGCTGGGGAAGTTTTCCACGATTACCTCGATCTGACTAAAACTAAAAGGCCATGTATTTTGGCCTAATAGTTTCTTGAGTAATTACGATGATGGGGTGTTCTCCGTCTTCGCCTTCGCGTCGTAATGCTCGTCAATCTTGTCATCGACCTTCTTCTCGAGCTTGATCATGTAACCGATCATTCCCGAGACACAAAGGCCTATGGCACCCTTGACAACCATCTTGGTGAGCTTGGGGTTCACGGGACGTCTCTCTTTCGTAGGGGTCTCATTATAGGGCATGTATCTTATGCGATTGTGAGAACGGGCGCATGTTTCCCCGACGGGGGGTACGGGGGTGAACTCGGCTGTCGTTTAAAATCAGCATCCGGAATAAGGAATTTGGGAGACCCCTATAGCCCACCAAAACCTTTGCTGATTCCCATTCTCGTCTATTCGGTTGTAGCTATGCGACCCGACTCTTGCGTTGGAACGCGATCATCAGGTGGCGCTTTGACATGTGCTTCGGATCGGTACCGGCGACCTTGTCGAACTCGTTCTGAGACATCGCGAGCAACTCCTTATCAGAGTACTCCTTGTCATTCGGAAGCTCGACAGTTTCCATCGCCTCGTCCATCTTGACAGCCATGTCCGACGGAACGATAGCCCTGAAGAAGTCGGCCGCCGCATCAGCGTCCTGGGCCAGCTCCATCAGGAACTCCGAGTAGGCACCGGTTTGAATGAAGTCGTCGATGATGTCCTTCGACTTCTCGAACCGCCTGCCATCCTCTGAACGTCGACCGACAGAAGCCATGATGAGCTCCTTGAAGGCCTGAAGAATGGCGCCACCGTCATCAGATTGGATGAGATCGCGAAGGTAGGCAGCAAGCCCACCCTTCTTACTGAGTTCCAACTCAGCGATCTCGGCCTTGTTCAGGTGGAAGTGGAAGTTCTCGGTGACTCTGTTGCCGTCGAAGTTGGTGTAGGTTATCGCCTTCTGTAGCATAGGCTCGACTTTCGGGTCAGGTGTTTGTAGAGAAGAAGATCAGGCGGTCTCGTTCGAACCGTCCGTCTCCTGCTCCAGCTCCTCGTCGGTCAGGGCGGCCCGCTTGGCCTGCACGACCTTGTACGCCACGAAGGCGGCGGTGGCACCAGCGACGGTCAGGACGAGCTTCCTGTTGGCAGAAGTGAACTCCCGCACCCGGCTAGCGAGCGAGGTCTTGGTCTCCTCCGTCTCCTCGACGTCCTTCGGAGCCTCGCCGTTGGGCTGCGCGGGAAGAACGACACCGTCCAGCTCGTTGGTCTCAGTGCTGGCAGCAGTCTTCTTGGTGGCGGTCATGACTTGGATGTACCTTTCAGTTGCCGATGAAATCATCTGGGTGAGTGGTGTAGTAGTGAACGGCAGCTCTTCAATAAGAAGAGGCATATCCACGAATCGGAGAAGCACGGAAACCGATCGTCATGCAGGGCTTGCCGTGCTCATCGAGAGTGGCGGAGTAATCGACTTCCAGAAGCCTGTCGGTACTCCAACCGATCTCGTCAGACTCAGCTGTTCTCGGAAGACCGAGACGGTCCCAGAAATCAGTGAGCGACGCATAAGACTCGTTGATGACCTGAGAATTCAGATCATTGACGGCCTTCCGAATAGTCTCCATGTCGCTGTTGAAATAACGACCGGAGTGCAGATCCATGCAGAGAGTCGTGCCGCCATTCTGGATGACCACGAGCTGACTCTTGCTGACGGGGTTTTTGTTGACGCGATCCTGAGCGATCTCATCCTTGACCGTCTGTTCCCTCTTCGGCCCCATCTTCTCAAGGACCTTTTCGCGGTATTCCTCGAAGGCCTTCTCAGAGATGTTGTAGGCCGAGATCAGAGCCGCAACACGGCGATTCCCAATCCGGTTGGCGAAGATGATGGCGCTGGCTGTCATGACGGCAGAGCCAGCAGCAGGAATATACAGCTTCCAGACGAGTTCGAACTTCTCCTGAAGCTCAATAGGCTTGATGTCTTCGCCCGTGACGTCGGCCTCGTCGAAGCGCTTGATATGTTCCTGGTTGAGAATTTCAGCAGCCTTGAAGGTCGCCTTTCCCGTGAGGTAAGCCGTCGTGACCACCCCGGTAACACCGATTGCCGTGAGAATCGCGGGCGAGTTGTCTCTGGCGATCTTCCCGGCACGCTTGGCAAGCGCTCCGAAATCCATGGTAAAGCTCCTGTCTAGTCGCCAGAACCCGGCGATCCGTAAGTCTACTACTTCTCGTCGGTCTTACTGATCTTATCGATCAGGATACTACCGGCAGTCCATCCAGCGCCTAGGCAAACACCAGTCAGAAAACACTGAGTGAAGTACTTGACGGAGGAGAAGATCTTGGGCATGATCATTCCCTTTCAGAAAAACGAAAACCCAAACACCTTGGTTAGGGGTGTCTGGGCTTCTGAGCATCCGGGGAGGTTGGATGTCAGTCCTGAGGGGTCTCGTCCTTCTTGTTGGCCGACCTCTTCTGTCGCACTACGAAGTAGGTGATGGCGGCACTCACGGCGGTGGCGACGACAGCCTTCTTCACGAGCTGCTTGCGGGCAGTGTTCGTGTCGTTGGTCTCGTCACCCTCGGTCTGAGCGGCCATTTCCTTCTTCGCCTTTACGGCTTCCATGGCGGTGGTCAGGATGGACTGCTTGGTCTCGGACATGGGGTTCCAATCATATAGGGGTCTCACTATAGGGCATGTAAATCTTGCGAGGAACCCATGATCAAAAAGCTTGTCGGAAAATTTCCGCCCGGGATTTTTGCCAAAACGAAAACCGAAACTCCTTGTGGGAGTCGCGGTTTCAAATATAACTCTACTAGTCCTTGCTGGGTGTTCTTTTGACGGCGATCTGGGCGGCAGCGGTCGTAACGGCGGAAGTCACGATCACAGCTCCGACGACGATTCCAACATGCGTCACGAAGTCCTTGGAGATCTTTGCGATCTTTTCGGGACTCATGTGACTGCACGTCTTCTTCTCATCGGAAACGGTCTCGTTCTTCGGTGCTTTAACCATCTGAACCTGGAGGGCACGCTTCTTTCCAAACATGGCAGGGCCTTTCGTAGGGGTCTCATTATAGGACATGTAGGCCCTGCGAGGCTAAAAAAATATAGCCCATGAAAAACGAAGAAGGCGTGCAAGAGTGGGGTTTCTCTCACACGCCTTCCGCGTTTGATCTGCTGTTTCAGGGTCGATCTGTTACCTGGATCGAGTCACAAAGCCGAGGGCTTTCGAAGTGATGATGCCTGTCCTCTCGAATCCAAGGATCAGCGCGATACCGACGATGTTGCCACCGATAACGGCCAGTGTTTCCATGCTGATACGCTTCCGGGCCTCGATGTCGTCTCTCTTGAGATCGGTTTCGGCCTCACGGAGCGAAACGGTAGCTGCGACTTCCTGCTTACGAGTATCGAGCTCGCTCATTCGCAACTCATGGTTGACGCTGTTTTCGTCCTTCCTGTTCTGAAGCTCGTCTTGCTTCAGCTTTAGGTTGGCAGCGTTTTCCGCGGTCTTGGTTTGAGCATCGCTCTTCTTCAGCTCGTAGCTGGATGCAGCCTCGTCTTGCTTCACGAGGTTTTCGATCTCCTTGATCTTGAGATCGACATCGATTGCCTTGATCTTGTACAGCTTGGTCAGCTGGTCCGCCAGCTTGGCGTAATCATCTGAATCTGTGCTGACTCCTTGCATGTCAGAGAGCACACGCGCAATAGCTTCTTCAAGCTCTGTCGAGTGCGTAACTGTCTTTTCGGCGAACAAAGCGCCTCCTTACATAGGGGTCTCACTATAGGGCATGTAGACCCTGCGACCCAGGAGGCACTACTGACTCACGATGGGGTTACTACCCGTATCGTTCTCTACCCGAAACGTGACCTCGTCCTTCTTCTCTATCTTCTCCGGGTCTTCGTTGAGCTCGAGGGTGAACGTCTTTTTTTCGTCCGTCTCCTCGACTACGATTGCCCCGGCATATCTGGCGTCGCTTTTGTTGTACGACTTCGTCGACACTCCAAGAAGAACGCCGAGGAAAGTGTTGAGAGCTGCTATGCTCCCAACGACTTCTTCAGATTTTGGAAGGTTCCAGATTTGGGCCAGCGCGAAATATAGAGCACCGACCGCTGGAAAAATGAGAGTGACTGACTGCTTCAACGCGTTATACTTGGCGTCGCTAAGCAGTGGATTCTTCGCGGCGTGTGACGATTCGCCCATGGTCGATGCTTTCCCCATTTCGTGTGCGCATCTCGAATACCTCGGCGTAGTTCTGCGGAGATCGTATCGGAAGTCCCGATACTTCGTTCATGATCCTTTCTGCGACCCCGTTTCCCCCAAGAGCCTTGTAAGGCTCGTAGAAGTAGTTGCGGTAGTCTTCGTATTCATCCCGGGTGATCCAACCTCGCTCAATATAGCGCATACCGAGATGATTCAACCTGTCGTAGACTATCCCCATCAGAAGTTTGGTGGTTGCAGACTTCTTATCGCTTCTCCGTATAACGTAGGCCCAGAAGCCTGACGAAGCGAAAACAGCGAGCAGCGAAGTCAGAACAAGCTGAGCCCAAACGTCCACGAAAAAGTCCTCCCCATTCTCCCGGATTTCGAGAGAATAAATATGAACCACTATTATTTTGTTCTTTTCCAGACCCCCACATCACGCGTCCAAGCTTCTGCCATCTTCCACACGCCACCAACTCTGACGTAAGGAACAGCGAGTTTCCATTGCGTACCTACTTTGATGTAAGCCCCTGCAACAGTTCGCACCTTCGTGGTTGCTGACCACGCGCTCCATCCGACGGAATTCTTAGCTCGTACCGTGAAGTAATAAGTTATTCCAGGTACAAGACCGTCGACCACCTGCGGCGACTTTGCCGATACGATTCCTACTGGTATTGACGGAGTGGTTCCATATCCGATTTGGTAAGCAGTTATCTTACTTCCATTGTCGTCGTTCGGTGAGAACGCAACATCTACAGAAGTAGCTGTGACGCTTGAAATGAGGGGTGAACTGGGTGCATCAGGGACGTCCAGGGTCGTGGCCTTTGCTCTGCCAGACCAAGGACTCCAGCCTTCTGAATTGTGGCATCGGGCCCAAATATAGAAGGTTGTCCCTGAGGCAAGACCGGTGACAGTTGTCCATCGATCTGAATTGAACAGCGTTTTCGACTTGCCTTCGGGATCTCTGTCTACACCCAGTTCTCGAGCATTGATTGCGTCGCCACCATTACCGTTGTCCTCGAATCTAGCGGTAATGCTGTGTTCACCGACGCTTGTTATCTGAGGGGTTGTTGGCGCCTTCGGAACAGTAGCCATGGAAATACCTACTCGATGATCTTGAAGTAGATATCCCCATCATTACCTCCGCTTGGGTTAGCGGTTCCCGAAGATATCCCTCCTGCAGTACGGTATGCAGATTTTCCCGTTGGGATGAGTGCCTTAACCAATGCGAGAAAATCCCGAGTACGGTTGATTTCCAGTGCTCCCCAGCGAACTCGGCCTTCTTCGCCGGTATCCGGAACTATAGGGTAACCAGCCGCTTGTGCCTGATCTCCGACAGCCATTCGTAGCCTCCTTCGCTAAGGTTGATTTTCCCAGTACTCGGTTTCACCCATCTCAATCCACTGCTTGTTGTTCAGCCAAGAGAGCCATGAGCCAGTGTTGATGAACGTGTTGACGGTAAGCGTAGGATATGAACGCTCGCCTTCCTTATCAGACACGAAAATCTGTTCTGTGACTCGCATGTTGTTGGTAGCGCCATCCGTACTACGGACCTCGACAATGTCGCCGAGATTGTAGTGGATACCATATTTGAATTGGCTGTTCTGGCTGATCTCACCATCGAGATTCTGATTGACACGGGTTTTTGCCAGCTCTTCATTACCACGCTGTTGTAGTGCAGTAATCACATCAGGATTATCCGATGTAATATCACTGGCATTAACTACCAGAACCTTGCGTTCGAACCCTTCCACTTCCGGATCAACACCCACAGCATATACCATCTGAAAACCGGCCGGAGAA